GGCTGCTCCATATTGTGCTTTGGCAAGGGGCGCCGCCTGTTTAGCCGACAGTCCTCTATTATACATCTGGGCATTAATCAGCGAAGGCATATACGGCCCCATCATCTCGCTGACCTGAAACCAGTCGCGGTCGCTTTTAATTTTGCCGCCGGAGACAGCCTCAAGCTGCTCCATGGAAATTCCGAGCGAAGGCGAGACGACCTTGAAGACATCTTTGAAGGCGCGGCCTTTGGCCTTTTGTCCCTCGATCTCGCCATACATGCCGCCGATAGATGCCAACGCCCCGCCAATATCTTGGCCAAGCTGGTTATACATATTGGCCTGCGTGTTGGCTGATGCGATCTGGCCGGAGGCGATGATCTCGCCCGAGCGGTCGGTCGTTTGTGGATTATAAGCAAACATAGTTTTTGTTCTTTCGTTTAAGCCGCGATGCGGCCGTCTTGTATCCTTGTTGTCGGTCGGCCGGCCACCTCATCGGAGTGCCACGCGATGCCCTGCTCGGGGATTGCGTGATCCTCATACGGCAGCCAGGCCGATATATTGTTCACTTCTGCTTGGTGCTTCGGGCACCAGACCGTTGCTGTGCCCCTGCGACTCATGCACGCGGTGCAGATGTGCGGGAAGTCCGCGTTGCGTGATCGGTCGGCGAGGTGATGCCAGCGCCCGCCGGAGTCTTTGCCGTAGCGTGTCTCGTCATTGGGCACACCTTCCGCCTCCAAGTAGTTCCACACGTCCTCGTCTGTCCAGTCTCTCAGCAGGAAAAGCTGCGCCGGGCAATCCGGTGCGCGCCGCACGTCCATGGCCAGCGGCATGTGGCCCTTGATCGGGTCCACGTCTTCTGACTTGTGCCCATGGAAACATGCGTCCCACGGCCAAGCAAACGTCCCGAGCGGACGCGATAGCACGTCCATGCCGCAACGATAGGGTTTGCCGTCCTCCGGTTCCTGCCCGGTCACAACCACCATGCACGCCGTCTGCATGCCCCACTGCTGGTATTTGAGGAAATCAACTTGGTGCGCTCCCTCTGGCGTTGTGCCGTCGGTCAGCGCGATTTTGCTCGGCGCGTAGTCGTAGATGTCCAAGTCCCACTCGCGGATCAGTTGGTCACTCAGCTCGTAGCGGTCGCGCATCCACGGCTCCCGCCATTGCACGCACGGCAACTTCACGCCGACCTTTTGGATCAGCAGGTGCAAGATCGCCGTTGAGTCCTTGCCGCCGCTCCAGAGCACACACGGATTGCGGAACTCCGAGAGCCAGCGTTCGGCCTTGCGGCAGGTGTCTGTGACGAGTTGCTCCATTAGAGTGCCAGACCAACGCCCATGAGCGCGCCACCACCGATCCCGCCGATCATCCCCATCATCCCCGCCTGCTGCGAGGCTCCGGCACTAATCCTCGCCGCCTGTAGAGCGGACTGGTTGTTCATGTAAGAGTTGTAGCGGGTGTCGAGCATGTTGGCGTTGAAGGACGCCACATTGCCCGCCATCTGCTGCGCGCCAGACCAAGTGTTGCCGAGGGACTGCGTCAGATTGCCGCCGATGTTTCCGCCGATCCCAGCGTAGCCTAGCGCACGCTGATACGGGTCAGTCGCCAGTTGCTGCGCGGATAGGCCAGCGTCCATGGCTGACGCATTGCCAAGCACACCGGCCGCTTGCCCGAGTCTTCCGGTCACGTTTCCGGTCACCATCTGGTTTGTCCCAGCGGCGAAGTTGCGGCGGGCGGACTCGCGGGCTTGGGCGGCGGCATCACGGTTAAGAATTTCGGCCGCCGAGCTGCCCATTGATGTGCCTAGTCCGCGTGCTGAGAAAGCCGCCCGGGCCGACTGCTGCGCGTCTCGGTTCTCTTCGGCCGAGAGCGAGCGGCCGAGGGTAAGTTCGCTTTCGGCCTGCTCGCGAAGAGTCCTCTCGATTGCGGTTTCACCGGCTTGTGCTTGGAGCTGCCGTCCGATGCCGCGCACGGCGGCGGTGTCTGCCGTTGCCCTGCCGAGGCCGGCGCGGGCTTCGGCGAGATACTGATTGTTCAGATTGTCGGCGATCTTTTGAATCGTTCCAAGCTGTAGTCGCTCAAACTCTGGGTAAGCGCGGACCTGCGCTTCAATTTGCGCTGTAGCTGCTTGGGCCGCACCTTCGTTGGCTGAACGCATTAGCGCGGAATAATCCAGCGGCGCCGCCTGTGCAGGTTCCGCCGCCCTTGTTTGACTTCGTCTTCCTCTTCCTCCTCGACCTCCCATATTATTGTCCTCCTACTTTCTTGCTAAGTTTCGCCCACGAATGGGCCTTTATTTCAAAACTGTTGTGTCGGCACCACAGCGCCCACTGCTGCGGGCGGCTCGCCACACGCATAAACTCCCGCACAGGGTTTGCGTGGCCAGCACTAGCAGCCAGCTCAACGAACCAAGCGTTGTGATCTTGTCGCTCATCGTTGAGTTCCTGCCGGTCTGCGTCCCAATAAACCTCCCGCGCCAGCAGAAAAACCTGCGGCGTGCTGTAGATAAGTCCGTTGGTTAGATGCCATCCTAGTGTTTCTTCAAAGGTCTCGTCTGTGACGTGCCCGTCGTGCCATTGCTTTGCGAGTTGCCATGGGGTCATCGCTACGTCTTGATGCAATACAGCATGGCAATGTTCTTCGGTCGGGTTTCGGTTCCGCCAGTGGAACCTGTAGCGGTCGTTATAGCAAATGGTCCGCCAGCAAATGCTGCGGCTCCAACAGCGCCAACAATGCCCTGCCCTGTTGTATGGGTGTGCGCCTTGAAGTCATCTGCCTGCTTCGCCCCGAATGTCCCAGCCGCTGTTCCGTCGCTGTTGGTTCCGCTGCCGCGCACGAAGTAACCGCGAAGGTCTGGAACAGCGAAAGTTGTGCTGCCGTCGCCAGATCCGTATGTCGTTCCGATAGCGCTAAAAAGCGCAGCGTATGTCGTGCGACTTACTGCGGAGCCATCTGCTGCAAGCCAGCCAGATGGCGCGCTGTTCATTGCAAAAGCCTGCACGGCTCCTGCTGGAACGAATGCGTCTTGCACAGCAGTGACGAGCTTGGCCACTGCAATGCTGTCGTTGGCGATTTTACTGCCAGAGATTGCGGCCGCTGCATCAATGTCGGCATTGACAATGGCACTGATGGTGCGAGCGTCATTGATTCGCGTTGGCGTCACTGTGTCGCCAGAGTTGAAGGTATATGAGTAGGTTGCCATGTTATTTATGCTGCGTTGCGCGTCTCAGTCGGCGGCAGGCTTTGGCCAGCAGCCTCAATCGAGACGTTGCGGATTTCCGGCCGGTTGGCCGTGGTTTCAAATTGTAGTTCGCAGTAGTGCGACTTCTGCCGGATCGGCTGCTTGAGCGTGTAGTCTTCGCTTAGTCCAGAGGTGTTTGTCTGCCCTGGGACCAGCGTGATCTCGGCATCTGGGTTGATCGTGATTGCCTTGACCGTGATGCCAGCGGTGTCAGGCAAGACCACATCGGCGAGGCTGCGGACAAAGCGCTTCGTCTGCATGCTGCCCATGCCGTAGCGGCGCGTTTTGATGCGACCGGAGACAAGACTGGTTCCGCCGTTGGCCGCATTGTCGTCGCGGGCGTTGGTATTCTCTTCAAGCAAATACAGGTTGCCGGTTCGCGGGATACTAAAAATGCGGCGCTGGTTGTCGTAGGTCGCAACCATAATCTGATTGATGGCAGCGCTGGCCGGATAGATGTCCCTGTATTCCCACTGCTGGTTAAGCGAGTTCCAAGCAAGGACTAGTTGGTTGCCGTCCAGCGGTTCGGTGCTGGTTGGCAGGGCAATTAGGTATCTGTTGTTGTGCCAGAGTGCGAAGGCGACTTTCTCCACGCGGGACTGGACTACTGTTGCAAACAGGTCGGCAATCGGCTCTGAGAGAGGCGTGGTGTCGCCGCGCAGTTTGAGATCAAGTCTGCTGTCAAGACGGTAGATTCCGGCGTCCGAGAGGAAGAAGACAAACTGACCGGCGGTCACGATGGTGTTGCGCGCCGAGCAGCCGATCTCATTGGTAAGCTGGACAAGGCTTGTGACCGGAGTATCGATACTAAAACCGCTGCCGTCTGTGCTGGAGAATTGTCCAATGGTCGCCAGCCAGATCGACTTGCGGCAGAAGACGAGCACTTGTCCTTCAACCCACGGATGGATCGCAACAATGCGGTCATCTCCACCGGCACCAGCGCGGAAGCTGTTCCAGAACGGATCGTAGATGTCAGGATCAAGAATGTCGCTGATCGCCACAGTGTCGCGGTTGCGGGCAAGATACAGGCGGTTGTTGATATAGCTGGCCCATCCGACGCTTGGCATTTTGGTATAGGTCGGTCCTTCGGAGGGCACGCCAGCGGCGGCGCGGACAAAGTTGCCGCTTCCTCCGTCCCAATGGAGTGGTGGTTTGACCCGGCGGACGCGGATGTCGGCAACGGCATGGGCGGCGGTGCCCGCCGGGACGGTGATCTCAAAGCTGTTGGCGTTGAGGTTGGTGCCGAGCACGCGGAACTCATGCCCGTCGAAGGCTGGCGTGGTGCTGCCCTCGATGCGGACTGTGGCGCCTTCGGGGTAGCCGTGGGTGTTCACGTTGACCGTTGCTGTCGTGCCGCTCACCGCGATGCCCGTGGCGTTGGTCAGCTTTTGCGCGTAGTTTCCTGTCTGTGCCGCCTCGCGGAAGACGTAAAGCCGGTCGTAGGCTTGCAGCATGGAGACGGTGTCGGTCGCCTCAATGCGTTCATTCGGCGAGCTGGGGAAAGATTTGACCGCCGGACTGGCGCCCTGCTTCCACAAGGTCACGCTGTCGCTTCCGGCCATGG